TGCTTGATATAAATGCACACTACTCATTCTCTACCCCATTTAATGTCTACTAAATTTAGTGCTGAATATTCCATACCTTGATCGGTAGAGAAAAACCTTTTTTGTGAATTATCGGATGTTGTTCTACCGCTTTTCTTTGAGAAGTTACCCCAATGTGACGTAACAGAAAAACTCAAAGTGGCTGTTGTTGTGCTATCGGTAATTTTAAATTCATCTATCGTTCCATAAAACAAAAGAAAAGGGTCAGATATTAAGGCAAGATTAGAATCAAGAAACCCCCTGTAAATAAAGACATTATCGTTAATTATGTTTTCATTTAGTACAATAGAGATATAGGTTTGATCGACACCAGACAACGTAACGACCAGACTATTTTTTGAGGGTGAAGCGGTTTCACTTACTGCGGTTATTCCTCTAAAATGTCCGTTTGCTAAATAGGTTCGTGAGCTACCAGAAACACTAGACGTAATATCAAAGCTTGCGTTTGTAAAATATACTGGGGTAGCAAACCCTAATTCTATTAATAAAACTGGTTCGATATTTCCTGTGGCTAGTTCTGTTTTTACCGCACTTGTTAAACCTCTAGCCATCTATAAACTCTCTATTACATCAAACTCATAATTAAAAATTAAATTACCATTGCTATCATTTTGACCTGTTGAAAACTCTTGAATATCGCTTCTTAAATGAACATTAAAAGGAACTGAATCATAAGTAACAGAGCTGTTATCTGTTAAGGCTTCTCTTAAAGGTGGCTCGATTGTCACTGTTGACGCATTACTTGAACTCGTTACGTCTTCTACAATCATATAAACTTTGTCGTGAGCAAACTTGATAAAATCACCTGCCTTTAATCTACCTGCTCCATCCCCTGCAAAGCCATCAATAGCTATTGTGGTATCGGCTACAGAATGTGACCCATTTACCAATAAAGTTCCTGTTTCGTTGCCCTGTGCGTTTAGATAGCTAGGGAAGCTTACTGTAAAGTTTTCTTTCCTGTTTCTCTGCTTCATAATAAAAGCCATCACAGGTGCAAAGTCTGATCTAGTCATGGGAGGATATGATAAAGTAAAACTAAATCGTTGACCTTGCACTTGTCTTCTAAATGTCTTTCCGCTATCGGTTTCACTAAAGAGAGTCTTTTGATTGCTCTTGATATTGATTGCGGTGAAATTTGTTTTGGGTAAAGCTCCACTCATATCACTGCCATTCTACCCTTTTCGTTCATAGCACTATTGATAAGGTTTACGATTACACCCCTGCTATTTACTAACAATTCATTAAACCCTCTAGCATCTACAGTATTGATATTGAAATTTACAGTAACGTTTTTACCCATGCCAAGTTTGTCATTTGGTACTACTGTTCCTGCTTGGTCTGGTACAAAGAGTTCTGCACCTTTTTCACCTACAATACTAGGTCTACCCACTGGTGGTCTACCACCTTTTTCAAACCCTCTTATTTTATTTATGATACCTGCACCAAAGGCTAACGCACCGCCTACCGCCACAATATTGAATGGGAAAGGTATAGAAGCAAACGTTTTCATTGCACCCTCGTACAAGCTTATCATGGCTTTCTTGATAGCATCTGCTTTAAAAAGTGCCATTCCCTTATCAAATGCACTTTGTATTGCTTGTCCTATAAGCATTTCAACAGTTTTTCTAACGATAAAAGTCGATAAATCTTGAAAACTAAGTTTACCAGTCATTACAAAATCGGTCAGTGATTGTTTTAATCCTTCGAATGTTGCTCTACCTATGTCCTGTATTTCTTGAAACATATCCTTCTGTGTTGAGAAAGCATCTGTAAAACCTTTTTGAAAGTTTGCATAAACTCCCGTTAATTCTTTAACTGCATCACCTTGATTTTTGGTTGATTTAGTTATTTTATCCATGCCTACTTCTATAGTTTCCAAAGGAACATTCATATAAGCTTGATCAAGTTCTGTTATCATTTTTGTTAACGTTTCTATTTCCTTTGTTTGTGCATCTCTTATCAAAGGATTTGAAATATTAAATTGATCTAATGCCTTTTGACCCAAATCGATTTGGTTCTTCATTTCTGATCTAAGTTTTTCATAGGATTCTTTTACTGCGTCAAACCCTTTTACTCCATTATTCGAAAACAGTTCAAATTGGTCTGTGATAACATCAAGTTCTGCTCTAAAATCTTCAATACCTTTTTCTTTTTTAAACATATTGAACATTTTTTCTAATGCTCCTGTCGTTTCCGCTATTGCAACACCCAAACCTAATATAAGACCTATTATTGTAGTTTTTGAAACCCTGTCGAAAGCGATCATTGCGATTCGGACTCTACTTATTGCTAATGCTAACCCAATAAATGCTTTCGATATTTTGAAAACAACAACACCCATTCCGATTGCTTTAATGGTTTCAAAATTTTCAGCCAAGAATTTAAAGCCTTTACCTACTGCTATGACAGCGGTTGATAAACCTTTACCAATAGCTTTTGCTACTTTGTCTATTGTTTCTTCATTGTCTTGTAAGGCTTTGTCTAAAGCACCAAACTCTTGTTTTAGTCCTATTAAGAATTGCTCTGCCACCACTTTTTGAAAATTAAATAGTTTATCGCCAAGCATTGAGAGTGTACCTGTTAAGGTTTTAGCTAAGTCATCTGTAGCACTTGCAAACCTTCCCCCTTGTCCAAACACTCTTTCAAAAGCTTCGGCTGTTTCTTCTGCGGTTACTGTAGCACCTGCCTTGAACCCTAATAAATCTCTAACACCTCTTTCTCTAAATATATCCGCACTTGCGATACCTGCCGATAGTGAACGTTGTATCTGCTCCGCAGTAGTTTGAAAGTCTAATCCTGTAACACTTGCAACGTTTCCTGTTATTTCTAAAACCCTAGATAGTTCTTCTGCATCTTTAGCAACAACAGCTAGATTCCCTGCACCTGCTTGTATTTGCTCTAGGCTAAAAGGTACTTTAGACGCAAACTTTGACATAACATCAAACGCTTTTGCACCTTCTTCAACGCTACCGAATAAAAATTTTAGCCTGATTTGTAATGATTCAACTTGCCTTCCAACATCAACGAATGATTTAAGTGTTACCCCTGCACCTATAGCAACCAGAGCATTTTTTAAATTAAATACAGAGTTTTTGAGTCTATCTACCCCACCTGTGGCTGACCGCATAGCTTGTCTGGTTTTATCCTTCGCTATGATGTCTATATTTACTTGTTTTGTTGCCACTATTTACTTGCCTTTGCTAGTCGGTGTTGTCGTTCTCTTTCTTCATGTTGAATTTGAAAGTAGGCAATCCACATATTAAACTCCTCAACAGACATTTGCAAGATTTCGGAAACTGTTTTGTGAAGCTTTTCGGCTAAACCAAAGATGTTATGTAGTTCTGCATCATTCTTTAGTTTTTTTTATAATCCTCAATATCTTCATTACCAGTACCCATAATCTTTGTGGCAACGTCTGCAATTACATTTGTGTCAGCTTTTGTTTTGAAAGCTAGAATGTGCTGTGCGTTAAACATCTTTTCGCCATCTTTCGTTAACGCTTTTTCGATAATAACGTCAATGAGTACAAGCAAATCAGTATTCGTAGCACCCTTAAATATCTTTTGTTTCTCAAGCATATTGAAAGGCTTGGTATGAATAGCTTTATCGCCTGTCAAACCCCACTCTGGAACTTCAATAATCTGTGTGTCTAGCTGACTAAAATGGTCACGAATACCATCAAAGTAATCAATCTTTTGATCTGACATTTTAGACAGTTCCGATGGTCAACCCACCATTACCTTGACCTGATACAGTTCTAGTTGTCACACCATCTAAGGTAACACCAACAGACATTCCAGTTACGATTCCACTACCAGAAAACTTTCTATCTCCAGAAGCATTTCCCTCAGGCAAGAACGCAAAAGTGAGTTCTGAACCTTGCACCAAAGTTGTTTGACCAGAATCCGTTTCATCAAAGTTCATATCAATAGTAAAAGTATAAGTACCTCTACCAACTAGATATGATTTCATAGAACTACCTAATGCTGTATCCTCAACAACATCGTGCGTGGTATCTACTGTGAACCCTGTGGCATTACCTAACGTAGTACCACCAATAGTTACAACTCCTTCTTTTCCGTGATGTGTAGCCATTTATTTACTCCTTTTCTTCTTTAGGTTTTTCGGCTTTTTTCGAAACCGCCTTTTCTTCATGTATCTTATAACCATTTTTTTCAAAATGTTCCACATGATCTTCGACACATTTTATTATACTTTCGCCTTTTTTCATAGTTACATTTTTAGCCATTTATGCACTCCCTCTTGTAAATTCATATAGAACCCTTGCTGTTATTCGCACCCCACCATAAGGATATATTGTACCCTCATCGGTTGACGCTTCAATAATCTGGGTATCAATAGCATTACCATTTCTAGTTATATCATTATCTAAAGTTTCTTCAACAACTTCTATTATCTGGTTGCGTACTGTGTCTATATTGGTATTTGTACCCTTGCCAAAAGCCACAATGAGAAAGTCTATCGTTCCTCTATAAGACCCTGCACCTGTATCACCAATACTAGACACTTCCCTTGTTTCATCACCAGACTGCACGAATAAAGCAGGAAATTGAGCGTCACTTAGTTCTTCTACCTCAAAGGGTTCTCTTGTAATCTTTTTGAACTCAATAGGAC